GTTTTATTAATATCCTTTATGTTTGTGAGTCGCCTCAAGGGCTGATACTGACTATCCAGGATCTAGTTGTAATAGCATACGTTACCGTCTTTAAGATAAGGTTTGTATACCTTTATATCCTTATCTATGTCGGCTACTCTAGTGTACTTAAACTGCGGAAATTTAGTTTTAAAGAAATCAGAGCTAACCCCCATTTTAGACACAACAAAGTTATAGCTTTGTTCGTCAGACCATTTATAAATATCATTAATGGCGGGTAGACACTCGGCACATCTATCTATATCGAGACGCGCACAAATATCTGACAGTTCTCCTCGAGCTACTATATGAGCCACTTTCGGAACTTCAGGTTCAATACAGGCAAGGTTTTTCATCATCTCTTTGCAGAGTTTGTGGGCCTTTCTATTAGGTCCAGCATCTAGTAATAAACCAAATGCTTTGACATAGGCTCCTAATATAGGGTTCATATCCCTATCATCTGCCCTACCTTCTTTACCTAAAAATCCTCTGGCATCTGTGGCCAATCTAGTAGCATAGGCTCCTGTCTTTCTCCAAGGGAGAATCCAAGCATAAGTCTTGCTATTAGGATGTAAAGCTTTCATGTTCACATCATATTTGACAAAGTAACGCTGTAACATATGTACTCCTTCGCTTCTTATTTCGTCGTTTTCATCTATTTGTGTGAAGAATACATTTTTATGTTTGTGCGTGGGTGTGTATATTTTAGTTTCACCAGGTTTTAAGACCAATCCCAATTTTTTAAGGTACTCCGCTAATTTCTTAGGGAATGTACCGTCTGCTCCTAAGATCCACAATAGATCTGGAGGCAATGATATAATGACATCATCACCATAAATGGCAATCAATATCTCTTTAAAGATTCGTATTGGGTGTACTTTGTGTGGTGCATCTTTTTCGGTTATTATCATTAATATTGCTAGATAAATTCCGATCAAAAGACACAAGCAATCCATGTCCGATGTGCCATGGTATCCACTGGTCATAATCCCTAGTACTATGTACCACATAAATCCAAACCATTTTACTATTTTAGCATTAATAAATGCAGTTTCAAACGCAAAGAATTCATTAAATGCATCATTAGCAGCTTTATCCCCATAATTAACCCAAAATGCTCTCATTATCAAAATGACAAAGAGAGTGGTGGGCTTAAAGCACACATCCAGGCCCGATATGTCCCCAGTCACCAACACTCTGCGAATGTCAGCAACTACAGACTTGCCTAAACGGATAAACGGGTCTAAATCATTAAACTCGCCTATCTGAAGATGGTACATAAGTAATTGGGGAAGCG